TTTCATTATTAACTGGTGAATAATATGCATTTACCATATGAGGATACATGTGAAAACGTTCTTTATTTTTTTTAGTATTTAATTCGTTAACATTAAAAACAGTGTCAAATTTATTCATCATACAATGGTTTTCTAAAAATGTTTTTGATGAATCTAATTTTAATTCTGAAAAATCTCTCCTACCTTCTACATTAGGATATCCTATTTTAACCCTTATTTTAGATAATTTTTCCAATGCTTTAGTTTTGGTATCGTTATCCATCCAATCGTTTTCACTTAATCTATTTCCTAATTCTTCTATGATGTAATTTACCATTTTCAAACATTTATTTTTTGATTTATCTGTAAAATATTTTTTACAAAATTCTAAACCTAATAATTCACCTAACTGAGAATTAACATAATCAATGGACCTTTTCCATAAAGGTTTCATTTCTTTTAAACCACTTAAACCTTTACCATAAAATTCAAATTTTAAATCTTCGAATTTTTTACTTACCAAAGGAAGTTTTAATATAAGACTCCAGCATAAATGAGCTTTTAAGATATCAATATTATCATTACATAAAAATTGATTCCAATTTTTTATAAAATGTGGGTTAGTTATATTCATATTAAAATTTTCATTAACTTTATTTGTTTTTAGTTCCAAATAATCATCAATTCTTACATTTGGAAAAATTTTTTTAAAATCCTCATAAGTAGTTGGATTATTATAATATTTTGGATTTCTTTTCTTAACTTTAGAATAAGCCCAGCATGCTAACATTTTTTCAAATTCTATTAATTTATCTGTATTCATAAAAGGTAACTTAATTCCATTATTTAAAACAGATGTAATATAATTTATCATAAATTGTTGATATTTTTCTAATTTATCTTTCATATCATCTTTAAGATAGTAATCTCTGTCAGGAAGATGTAAACCACCATCACTTACATAAAGAATATTATTTTCTGAATCATTAAGGTTAGCATATACGTAAAAATCAATAGGAGCACTTACCAATTGATAAGATGATAGTAAATTTAATACTTGTTTATATTGATCAATATTATTAATATTATATACATGTTCAAGTAATTCTTGAAAAAATGATAATCCTGTTTTTTCAGAATATCCTTGATGTAATATTTTAATATTAGAATTGAGTTTATCATCTGTAAGAATATCTTTAATTTTTTTTTTATTAGATTCATCTAAAATATTAAACATTCCCCATCTAGACATATCATCAGGTATAGGATTATTCTTAATCCATTTATTATTCACGTATAAAAAAAAATTATCATTTGGTTTAAAAGACGAGTCAACTACAGATGACCAATTAGTGTAATTATATGTATTCATTAAGACTATAATAATTATTTCTTTTAATTAAAATTATATTTTTATCTATCATATATATATACATATATATGAATAAATATTTAATAATAATAGTAATTTTATTTTTTATGTTTTTTTCAGAAACGACTGAAACAATGAAAGCAAAAACATATTTAAATACTAATTTTAAAGATGTTAAAGAAGATATTAATAAATTTTTAAATGATGTAGAAAATGTTACAAATGAAAATTTAAAAGATAAACCTAAAAAGTTAAAGAAAGAAGCTTCAGATGAAGAAGATTCAGACGAAGAAGATAATTTAGTTTTAAATAAAAAAATAGAAAAAAAATTAAATTTAGGTCCGGATATGTTGTGGGAAATGAAACTTGCTAAAACTAAAGATGTGATTAAAATGATTAAGATGGTTCTAAATGATGCTAATTTTAACCAAGATATAATCGATCAAGCAAATTACATTGTAAAATTTATTAATTCAAGGGAAGACCTTATTAAATTTTTACCTCAAGTTAATGATTCAGAAAAAATTAGTTATGGTAATATTAAAAAATTAGTAAGTAAAATAGAACCAACCAATTTCATTAATATAAGCAAAACCAATAAAAAATTACCAGTTTACATTAGACCTTATAATATAATGATAGTTAATAATATATTATATCAATACTCTCCTTATGGTGTAATAAAATATCAATATAGAAAAAAAACTAAACAAGATAATAATATGATAAATGCTGTATTGGAAGCTACTAATCTAAATAAAATTAATAAATACAATTCTATTGAAGCTCCTATTTTTAATTTTAGAGGAATGTTATTACAAAATGTTCAAAATGAAATATTTAATTTAGAAACAAATAAAAAATATAATTTAGTAAAAGAATTAGAAAAAGCAAATTATTGGGAAAGAAAAAAACAAATAGATACTAATAAGATTATTGAAACTTTTTCTGAAACAAAAAAAATAAACCTTAAAAATTTAATTTACATATTAAATAAAGGACCTGAATCATACTTAGTTTATCCTAATAAAGTTATTAAAGAAGATGAATTTAGTTCTAAAATTAACAATGTAATTAGAGAAAATAATTTAACAATAATAGGAGTTATTTCTAGATATAGTTTTAATAAAAATTTAAAATATTCCACCTTATTTTTATGCAATGATAATTTATATTTTTCTGTTACTAAAAATTTCGTATCTAAAGTTAAAGATTTTAAAAAAATTTTCGGTTTTTCTATTTCGAAAAAAGTTCCTAATTACTTATCTTGTCAAGATCAAAAAATAATTTTTAATCAAATGATTAAAGAAAATGTTCTTAATAAATCTACATCTGATAAAATGTTAAAGAAACTAAAATGTAAAATTTAAATGGCTTTTAAAAATTTTTTATAAACATATGGTAGGTCATTTTGAGGCTCATTGTTATTTTCTAATAGATTTATTAGAGACACGTTTTTATATAGAACATTTTTTTTAATAATAAAATAGTAAAAATCTAATTGACGATATACAATTACATTTTTATTAATATTAGTAAAAGTTTCATTCTTTGCTAAATCGGTTATTTTACTTAAATGTTTATGACCAAAATAACTTACTCCATATTCATGTATTAATTCTGGTAAAGCTAATTTATTAATTATCATATCATTTGAATTAAAAATATTTACAGGTATACTGAATCCATTTTGATATTTTTTAATCATAGGATAATAATTTAATTTTAGGTAATTTTTCATAAAACTATTCACTTCATCTGACATTAATCCAATACTAAACAATTTATCATCCCACTTTGAGAAAACAGAAGATATTAAAGGGAAAATATCATTTCTCATCTTACCTCTTTTAGACCATTTTGGTGTTGTATCTTTAAAATATGGTATATTAAACTTACTAGCAATATTATAGATTTCTATCTTATGATAATCTAACATGGGTCTATAGAAAGTTACTCCATTTTTACTACTAATTGGCTTTATAACTGTTAAATCTAAAATATTTCTTCCATACATTATATTGGTAAAAATATTTTCAATAGTATCACCTTTATGATGACCTAACATAACTCCACTATATTGATGATTTTTTATAAAATGGTTATATCCTTGATATCTTAATTTTTTAGAAGTCTCTTCAAACTCTTTTCTAGTATTTTTACTATTATTATATCCAATTGAGTTTTTTCTGGAACAATTTTCAACTTTAACTATTTTAAAATCATCTATCAAATTCATTTTAATACAATTGTTTAGATATTCTGTTAAAAAATTCATTTCATCATTACTCTCAAATCTAATGTTATAATCAACTGATACTGTTGCTATTTTCATCTTTGGAAATTCAGTTGTTTTTAGGTAAATCAGACAATATAATAATACCATACTATCAACACCACCTGACAGGGATACTATAATTCCTTTTTCTATTAAATTATATTTAATGATATATATTTTAATAATTTGATAAATTTTAGTTCTACTTAATAAAAATATATTTTCCTCCTTCAAAAAATCTTTCATTTTATTGATATTAAAAGGATGTTCTAACAGGTAATTTGGGTAATTAAATTTTCTTTTAATTAACCAAATCAAAAAACATAAAAAATTATATATTTGTATAACAAACATCATTACAATGATTTTAAATATTTATCTTCAACTTTTTTATTACTTAGTATAATTACATAAGTATTTTGTATGGTAACATTTTTTACTAAATTAAAAATATAATCATGATAATCAAAATTCTTTTTATCGATTGGTTCTATTTTTACTAGAAATTTACTTTTTCTTATTTTATTAATTATAGGTAGATCCGCATATTTATCTTCTATCCCGAATGATTTTTTACCAATTGTATCCCAAACAGGTATAGTAATTATAAAAGTTAGATCTTCTTTTGAATTTTCTAAATTATGAAATATTTTCTCAATACCTAAATTTATTATATCTTCTTGAAAAGGTGGATTAAAATTAAAACATCCTTTAATAAATTCTACTTCAAAGAAATTACCAAATGAACCAAATATTGATTCTAAATCAGGGTATAATGAACAAAAATAATTAGAATTAAAGTTTATTGCACTAGCAAAACTTTCAAAAGACATCTTATATTCATCTTTAAATTGTTTCATAGTTGACGGTGAAACAGCTAATTGATTATTGTTACTACCTAAAGTGAAATATCTTAATAATATACAATAAAGTACTTCTATAAAATTTTCTTTACCTCCATTTTTTATATAAATATTTTTTAAATATTGAAATCTTTCTTTATAAATTATTACCTGATATTTCTTATCAAAAATCTTATTTGGAAATAATTTAATAAATTCAGACGTTTTAATCAAAACATTTTTCGATTTTATTTCGATTTTAGAATATTTAAGATTTTGTTTTTCATTTAAAAATTCTTCATAATTTTTATTATAATTTTTAAAAAAATCTTCTAATAATTTATTTAAATTATCTGTTTCTAAATTACTGATACTTAAATAATCTTTAAAAATACTAAATAATAATGTAACATCGGTTATCTTTGGTATGAAAATATCTTCCATATTATTTTTTTTTCTATATTGTGAAAAAATAAAACTAGATAAAATATTTGCAATAGACCTTCTAAAAGGTTTTTTTTTCGAAAAAACTTCTTTAGGATAATATGATTGAATTAAATCTAAAAACATATCTAAGATATTATTAAAGAAATCACATCTTAATAATTCTAAATTTATATTTACTAATGAATGATTTCTTTGGAGATATCTAATAATTATATTAGATTTATTGAAATATTTATACTCCATTATAAATAACTTAAGTTTTTTCTCTTAAATACTTATAACTTTTTTATACAAGTTAAAAAAAAATATTTCACTTATATTAAGATGTCCTTGAATAATGTATTATTATTATCAGATATTCACAATTATGATTTTAACTTTAAAAAATTATTTGAATCTAAAGATAGTATTATATGGAAAAACTGTTCCAACTTGACTATTACAATAGATAGTAGAATAAATAAAATCATATTTAATAACTGCGAGAACATTAAATTGGTATGTGATAAAACTATTTCAGGGATCGAGTATTTCAAATGTTTAGATGTAGTTCAAACAATTAATAAAAAACATAAAATTAGTTGTATTGATATTTACGGAAGTAGCTTAACTATTAAAATTAATAATGAAACTATCTTACCTAAGATAATTAAAGAAAAATCTAATGTATTATTAGAATATATTACTTAGATGCTTTAATAGTCATCCATCCGGTAATATCGTTGCTTTTCAAGAATTCATTTAGAGTCTTGATTGTATCTTGTTCTTCTTTAGACGGATACTTTTTTGAGAGCAGATGATATAACTTCATAATTGTTTCATCATATTCTGTTCTCAGAATTTTGAACTTAAAAAAGCTATCATAATAAATCTCTTTCCCTGATTTAAGGTATTTAAAAAGATAAGGTGGAAACTGTGCAAGATTCACTTCATTATAATGAACCTGACGTTCTTTTACCGTTTTTCCATCCTTTTCAGTTTCTACCATATTACTTCTAGGAAGAACTTTTCTCCATCCATCAGCTAATTGCTGTTGAGATAGATAATATTCTTTCTTGTTGTTAACTTTAAAACTTCCGCTGATTGTATGTTCTGGCATATTATGAAAAGATAAAGTAGGTAAATTCAAATTCAATTTTTTTATAATCTTATAATTAGCTTAAATTAAGATTATAAAATTAGTTCCCTCTTCCCTTGTGAAGAAACTGAGTTAAAACAATATCCAGAAACTCCACATTTAAATGCAAAGTTTGTGACTTTCCTTGTGTTACTATTATTATTCCACTGAGAGGCATCCTGTTTTTGGGTAAGAGAACCTGTAAAACCTTCAACAACGAAATCTGAGGAAATTGAATCATCTCCACTGTATCCTGAGATATTAACAACTCTTTCTTCTTGAACTGCAGGTTCTTGCTCAACAGCGGGCATTTCTTCAACGGCGGGCATTTCTTCCATGGCGGGCATTTCTTTAACGGCGGGCATTTCTTTAACGGCGGGCATTTCTTTAACGGCGGGCATTTCTTTAACGGCGGGCATTTCTTCAACAAATTCTTCATCCATAACTGGCATTTCTTCTGATTCAGTTATTTCAGGAAGTTCTTCTGTTGTTCTAATACAGACAGATTCTTTTTCTTGACTGGAAATATCAGTTTCATTGGTAGAGAATATAAGATGTAAAACAACTAAAATACCTACAATAGTAGCTAAATTTTTCATCATTTTAGAGTCCATTATATATATATATTTTTAGATATTTTTTTTAATATATTATAATATTATAAAAAATATTTAGAAGGATGAATAATCATCACCAGCATAACCTGTAACAGAATATTCTTTAGTTTTAAAAGTAAGTTCTTCTTCCATAGCAGGCATTTCTTCCATCTTATTAACTACTTCTTCTTCTACAGATGCTTCCTCCATGACAGGCATTTCTTCCATAGCTGGCATTTCTTCCATAGCTGGCATCTCTTCAGATTCTTCAACCATTTCAGAGGATTCTTCAATCATTTCAGTATCAGATTCTCCATTAGTAGGAGTATCTTCAGAACTATTAGTTAAAAGGTGGAATACAATAAGAATTCCAATTAACATGGCAACAGTAGACATTACTTTAGGTTCCATTAGTATATATATATAATTTAGATTTTTTTTTAAATTAAAAACTAAAGCTATAATTTGGATAATCTTCTTTAACTTCAGGTATAACTATGCTTAATGCACCTACTATAATATAATATGAAAATATTAGAAAATCTTTAGATATATTTTCTAAAATATGATCCATTTCTTTTAAAAGATAAAATTTTAGTTCAATATCATCAGGTTTATTATTAAAAAGGACATTTCCATCCTTTTTATCTATATCTTTTCTAACTTCTTCTCCTAAATTTTTATAATAAAAATCTTTTAATTCATAGTTAAGTTTATCAATATTATCATTAGATAAAGCTAAATATTTTTCATTGTTAATAAATATAGAATGTTTGGATAATTTTTGAAAAAAATTTTTAGAATAATCATCTATAGATTCAGATTTTTTTTCATCAATATCATCTACTTTTTCAAATACAAAATCAGGTATTTTTTTCCCACTAACTGGATGAACCTCAATTTTATTTTTTTTTAAATATTGAATACTTGTTATTGTGAAAACTCGGATATTATTATCTTCGGAATAAAATATAATATCGTCTAAATCTTCATAAACCCATTTTTTAACGTTATTGTCTGTAACTATAAAACGATCTTGGGAAATTATATCAATATGATCTTCTATCTTTGATAAATCCAATTTAAAATTATCTTCATAAGATCTCTGTAATTTCTTATAAACTTTACCTTTAGGTGATATTTTTCTTTTAGTTGTTGGATTTACCCTTTCATTTAACTTCCAATTTATAAGATCTATCTTAGATATCATTATAATAGTTTATAATTTTTTATTAAATCAAATTTTTTGAATTTTTGGAAAATCAAAAAATATTTAATTTACAAAAAACGAATCCAAATTCGTTTTTTTATATGTAAATCAAATTTTTTGAATTTTTGGAAATTATTCATGAAATGAATATAAAAAGTTATAAAAATTGAATTTTATATCTTATATATACTTAATATGAGTTTAAATATAAATGGAGATACTTCTGATCCTAATTATAGGTATCGTATGCCAATTTTAGAAACGACTCAAACAGGCAGTGGTAAAAATAGCCACACTATCTTGAGTAATATTAAAGATATAGCTGCTAGTTTAGGTCAATCTGAAATTATTATTCCTAAATTTATTGGATTTAAATTAGGAACAAATGTTGATAATAAAAATAATTCTATTAAAGGACATTACACAACAAAAAGTTTACAAAATGAAATTTTTGATTATATAAATAGGTTTGTAATTTGTAGTCATTGTAGTATTCCAGAATTGATTCCAGAATTAGAAAGGATTTCTAAAAAGAAGAAACTGGTTAAATTTAAATGTTCTGCTTGTGGAAATTTTACTGAAATAAAAGAAGATAAAGTTGGAAAAAAGGTAGTAGATAATATTGCCAAAATGATAGAAAGAGGAGAATGGAAAATAAAAAAAGGTACTATTGTAAATGAAACATTAGATAGAGTTACTAGTGGTTTTGATTTATTTAATCTATAGATGGATTCATTTTAGAAATTTATAAAATAAATTTAAACAGAATCTACAACATATAGTTTTACCTTTTCTACTTCAAAAGTAGTTGGATAATAATAATATTTAACTTGTGGGTCTGTAGAATTATTAAATACTACAACTTTAGAATTAGTAAAATCAGGATAAAAGTTGTTATTAACAATTAGTTCTTCAAGAACCTTTTCTGCTTGAGCTTCAGATGTAAATTGTTTGTACCAAACTTTTTCACGTTTAAGGTGTTTACCATCTACAAAGACGTGATCATCAAAAGAAGTAAATTCAGTAGAGTGTTTATTTAGTTGAAGAGACATATATAAGATTAAAGGTAATGAATGTTATTATCAATTTTTTTTGCTTTCGGAAAAGCTAAAAAAGATAATAAATAAAAAAATGAATTACGATTCATTTTTTTTACATTTATCAATTTTTTTTTACATTTATCATTTTTTTTACATTTATCATTTTTTTTACATTTATCAATTTTTTTTTTACATTTATCATTTTTTTTACATTTATCAATTTTTTTTTACATTTATTATTTTTTTTACATTTATCAATTTTTTTTTTACATTTATCATTTTTTTTACATTTATCAATTTTTTTTTTACATTTATCATTTTTTTTACATTTATCAATTTTTTTTTTACATTTATCAATTTTTTTATAAATCTAATGAGGCTTTATAATAATAATGATACTCCAAATGTTTAAAGGTACATATTATTATTAGTATCAATTTTTTTACCAATTTTTCCACCATATTATTTATAATATCTATAAATATGTAGATGAACAAATTTACAGATAACTGGGAAATTTTTTTGTTGAACAAATCAAATATAAAACTTTTAAAAAAAGATAAATCTAAAAAAAAGATAGAAGATTTAAAAAAAATCATAACTCGTTTTAACATGGATGTCGGATTTAATTTATTTAATATGCCTCGATAACTTTTTGTGTTTTACTAATTGTTTTTTAACATAAGTAATACGTTCTCGACAAATTGGGCATTTTCTAGTTCTCTTTTGAATTAACATTATCACACAATCTATATGAAACATATGAGCACATTTTAATGCTACTAACTCATCATTTTTTATATCTTCTAAACAGATTACACACTCCATTTACATTATAAAATTAATAAACTTTAAATATCAATTTTATATACTTAAAATTTAAATAAATTAATCTATGATATAAAACCCACTTTTTTCAGATGGTATCATTATTTTTTCATCCATTATTCTTACCATACTATACTTAGGTTTACTAAAAACATATTTCTTATCAAAAGAATAGTTAATTATTTTTTCATCAAAATAATACCTTAGATGATTATTGGTATTTGAGTAAATAGAATTATGGTCTCCAAAGTTATCATTTGTAATTATTTTCGACTGATTTATCAATGATGCAATAATTATATAAATATCATCATTCGATTTGAAAGGAGTGAATATAACAGGAAACTTATTACCGATTGTTTTAAGATATTTTTTTTTATGACGGAGATGAAGGATAAGAAGAAAAGGTTCGTCTATTTCACTTATAATATTCTTCAGATTAATAAAAGATTTACTATTTAGTTTTCCTTTATATGAATGTAGAACATTACCTCCATCAATTACTACATTATAGACAAGTCCTCTAATTTTATTAATTATATTTTTCTTAGCTTTTTTCATTATAGTATTAATAATTGGGTTTACCATATTATCTTCAAACAATACATCTTCTACATCACTTTCAATACCATTACAGGTTGTTCTATTAAAACTACCTACCAGATATTTTAATACTTCTTTATTATTAATATCAATTAATTTATCAATATCTTTACTTTTAAAAATTGTTTTATTAAGAACAGATTCCTTAAAATATATTTGGGCAGAAAGTGGTGAAATATTATTAAGATACTCCACCAAATTAATATAGTCGCGACTCATTAAATGTTTAGTAGTTTCAAAAAACTCCAATAGCATCTCCGTTTGTTTCTTACTTATCATAATTCTAATTCTGAGAGTATAATAACCTCTCCGATCGGATACGCTAATAACAGAAGGATTAATACTATTAATGATAGCTTCTGCTGATTCAATGTTATTAGTATTAATTTCCTTATAAATTTGGTGCAACTTTGAGCAAGCCATGTATGATTGATAATATTATTATTTTCAACTTTTTATAAAAAAATAAATGTCAGACTATTTCAGAGGCATGAAATGGGCAATTTTTTTCATCCAAAAATACTATTCTACTAAAATTCTTGGTGTTATATATCTTATAACCATAATCGGGTAGAACTATCTTAAAATTATGATTCAAAAAATAATTAAGATTATTCTTTTTTACTCTATTTGGAAACAACTTTTTTAGCAACTCCTTAAAAAATTCATTATCAGATTTAGGAGCATGAAAATACTTTTGCCTTATTAGCTTACAAACTCCACTAGCCTGAATACTAACCATATCCTTTACTTTCTCACATACTATTTTATCTGGTTTTAGACTATAATAGACTCGTTTTATTCCTACAATCTTCATTATATTTAGACAATTGTAACATGGACGAGCACTTCCCAAAATACCCTCTCCTGTCATTCTAATTACAATCAAATCAACCTTTGTCTGACTCTTCTTGGCCTTTTTTGAATCTCGCGCCTTTTCCTTTGGAGTGTAAAAAACACCACCGGCCCTTCCTATACTGCAGCTTTGGAAAAGCCTGCAGCATAGCCCTGTGCTCGGCGTGCAGGCTACTACAACGACATCCTCTAATTACCTCACCATTTGTGTTATGTGTGGGAGACCTTATCAGTCGACCTCCCTTAAGAATACCAGCTGCTAGCTGGTAACGAATAGGGCTCTTAAGAGCCTCATCAGCCAAACTTGGCAAAATTCCTTGAAACTTATTTGTAAAATTCATCATTATTATATATATATATGATTTATTATCAATTTTTTTACTTAAAAATAACTAAAAATATATTTAAGTATACTAATTTTCTTCATTTAAGATAATAATACTTGTATATTTATATGGGAAGCGGAAGTTCACAACTTAAATGTCCTGAAGATTATAATACTGAAAAGTTTAACAAAATTTTAAAACTATATGATAGACTTGATAGTAATGGAGACCATTCTGTTGATATGGAAGAATTAGTAACTATAGCTAATCTTCATGTTAAAAATCAACTTAATCGACTAGAAAATATGAAACAACCACTATCTGATAGTATAGATCAAGATATTCGTATATTTGAACAACAAAAAAATTTAGATATTGAAAAAATAAATAACCAATTTAAAAATAAGAAAAAAAGTTTACTACAAGAAAAAACTAATAAAATAGAAAATTTAGAAAATGATATAAAACAATTAGGAGAGCTTTCTGATGATAAGAAAGCTTTACGATTTAAAAAAGCAATAACCGATAAAAATGGTAATATTTCATTTTGGCCCTTTTTTAATTATATGAAAACAAAAACAGAAGATATTCCTAATATTGAATGGTAGTTATAGATTTATATACATATAGATATTATCTATATATATATATATATATATGAAATTTACAAAAAAAGATTTAATTTATTTACTTGGATTTTGTATGATATTTTATTATTTTAAATCAAACACTGAAACTATGTCAAATACTGATATTAAAAAACTAATAGGAGAACAATATAAGATAGATATAGATGCTATCAGAAATCTTTCTAAATTAGCTAATGACCTTACCGTTAACAATAAATTAATTGTTCCTGGTGGATTAGAAATAGAAGGAGATTTAACTGTAAAAAAAAATATAAATGCTAAACAAGATATGATAATTGATGGTCCTTTAACCGTCAAAAAAAATATAAATGCTAAACAGGATATAAAAACAGATGGTAATGGATATTTTGGTCCAGC